TTTCCCTGGTGGGCTGCTGCAGGCCCGGAGCCATAACTGACTGCATAACTCGTGCTCCTTATGCCGGAAAACCCGGGGTCGCTACCGGCTCATTACTTCCGGAAAACCACTCGGTAATCACGCAAGCACTATTCCGGAAAACCCCTCGCTTGCAGTCATATACCGTGCTTATAGACGCGAGGATATCCGCCTGGGTCATAGCCATCAGCCCGGAGATCTGATCTAGCTGCAGATCGTCCAGTGCCCACGGGTAGACATCAAATGCCTGCGCTCCCGCTCGGGTATGCGTGCTGATAAACGAACCCGGGCCGCCGCCGACGAACGCATTTGGCTGGTAGTAGACACCACCCCACCCGTAGGTGGTGTAACTAGCGATCTTTCCGTCACCAAACCTCACGTAGACACCTAGCGAATCATGCCGGGCGTAGGTGAGCGTGAGGGGTAACGCGTTATCGGTGAGAAGCATACAGAAGCTCCCGGTGCTCGTCGGCTAGCTCCTGGTACTCCGTGAGCAGCGCATGTCGCTTGTGCGGTTCCATATCACCAGGAAGCAGCTTCTGGATGTCGTGGACCCGATCTATAATCTCATGATACCGTTCGTGATCCATTGATCCGTTCCAAGTTCAAGACTGACCGCTCGGTGTAGTGCGCGCAGGGACACGTGGATGGATGCTCACATGCCTCGTGACGAATAGCAGCCAAGTCGGGCTTGCCCGCAGTCAGGTACTCTCCTGCGCGCTTACAGTGTTTGCATAGCATGTGTCAACCCTCGTTCGGGTGGGTCTCGTGGTGAGCCCGGCTACGTGCTTCGGCCTCGGCGCACCACTCGTCATAACAGGTGATGCACAGCGTGCCGGGCATGGCCTGCCGTCCGCACTGGCAGTACTCCATCAGGTAATCCTAGCTCTTGCCAAGCGCTCTGTCAATGCACTCACACTGGCACTCGGGGTGGAAGCACGGCGCATGGTTCCTGCCGCTGACCCGGCAGAGCGCGCACCTCACCCGGACCATGTGCTTGACATGCTTGCGAAGATGCCGCTTCAGCGACCATAGCCATTTGTCACAGAACGGACAGCGATGGATAATGTCCTCGCCCTCCTGGCCATGCCAGTTAACCCCCAGCCACGACACCGCGAGCCTCATTCAGGGTCAGCAGGTTGCCCGGAGACACCAGTCCGCTCTGCGTGCCAGGGAAGAGATCATGCCCGGCTAGCCGGTACGCGTTCACGCAAAGCTGTGAGCAAATCTGCATGTGATCATCTGATAGCCTCCGCACGATCCAGTCGTCACCTCGGAGAGCGTCGTGAAAGCGCGGCTGAGCCCACGCTATAGCCAGGATGTCCAGGATGTTGTAGCTCTCGCCTACGAAGCTCTCAGCGCTCGATACGATACGCGCCCGGATGTCTGCGGCCAGTCGTCGCTGCCCTGGCCCGAGCACCACGTCATTGACAGGGACGAGATGGTCCAGCCAGGTGATGTTGGTGTAGTTAGTAACCGGGCTAACGCTAACGTGGCGGATAGCTTCGATGATCTGTCCATCGCCCTTGTAGATGAAGGCATGATACGCAGACGATTCCGTGTCAAACTGGATGGCACGCATGAAGAAACGGTCAAGCCAGGGGGTGCCGGGCTGCGGAGTAGTGAGAACACCGATAGTACCGGGCAACGGGAGTGCGGGCATCACTGCCCCCCGGCTTGAACGTAAGATTTGACAAAAGCCTCTACTTCGGCCTCAGTTTCACCTTCTAGCACGTCATCGATAGCGTCCAGGATGTCGTCAAGGTCAGCCTTCTTAACCTCGGACTTGACTTCAGGCTTATCCTCAGACTTCTTCTTGGCTGGCCTGCGCTTTTGTTCACTCATTATCCCTGCGCTCCTGATCGATGTACCGCTTCTTCTTATTGTAGCGGTCAGGGCTCTTAGGCCCGTGCTTGCCCGCTGCGTTCGAACGCCGTAACTCGGCTAGTATCCTGCCCAGGTTGCCCGACTGCACCTGACGCCCTGCCTTACGCCGCACGCTCAGCCTCCTCAAGAAGCATGGACTTATCGGGCCACATGTAATCGTCCTGACAACGATAATACGCAACGAAGTGTTTCCAGTCCGTATACGGCAGCCTATTTTCAATGCCGTCTAGCAATTCTATGATCTGATACGCCGTGCTTCCTACCCCGATCATAGCTCCCCCGTTCCGTAGCAGCGCATGCAAGGTGCCTCATCCAGGTCCCAGATATCGTAACCCATGCCCCGGCAGTCAGGACATAGCTTCTCGTCCTCGTCCTCATCCATTGTCAATGACCTCGGCCTCGATAATATCCGCGCTATCCACCTCGTGCGGAGCTTCGACTTCACGGAGCTTGCTAGCTGCCTTCTCCCCGAAGATACGGCTGAACGCGCCCGCGCCCTCGGCCGGTACCGTGACCTGAGAGAAGTTGGTCATGGTGATCTTGCCCTCGGTGTCCTTCTGCTTGATCATGCGCTGCAGCCTGTCGACCTCCGGTCCGAGGTTAGGGTCAGCCTGCCCGCCATTGAGTTGTTCCATGAACCGCAGCATCATCACGCGCTGGGTCTGCATCTCGATCAGCGTGTCCTTCAAGGCTGTCAGCTGCGATGGCATGCGCACGCGCACGGGTATGTCATATGAGCAACTCGCACCCGGTGTGAATGCCGGGCACTTGTCCTGGACAACGCAGGTATTGCACTGCATCAGCGAGGCATCGGGAACGGTGAGGTGAGGCACGGAAACCGTTGTCTCGTTGCCATCCTCGTCGTATTCCTTATGCTCTTCCTGCTTGATGCCGAACACCGGAAGCATCGTGCGCCCGGAGGGGACGGCAACTGCATCGTTCCGCACCGGAGGTGCGATGTGAGCAACTTCGCCACTACCGGTTTCCGCATTATCGACATCATGCGAATTCTGCATCTGAGTAACTCTGCTCCTAGTTTTATTGATGTCCTCCACGAACTTGAGCCAGGACCAGATGGACAACCTCAGGTTCTCTGTGACATCGTCGTTCATGATCAGCTCGACGTCAAACCCCTGATCACGGAGATAGCTGCCGTGGGCCGATCGTGCCCGGTCCTTGTAGTTACGAGGATACCGGTCCATGCTCAGCCCGTTCCAGATGATGGTGTCACCGAACCGGCTGGGCGTGAGCCACGACAGGCTGCCCACGCTGTCCCAGTTGATCTGCTTCATCAAGCTCATGCTGGTCATGGCGATGCCGTGGAGCTTGACGCCCGTGTCCATGACCGTGCGGTTCAGGATAGGTGCGAGCAGCATGATGGCGTTCTTGTTAGGCTGCAGCAGCCCCACACGACGATAGTGCTGAGCAGCGACCCTGATATCCGAAGAGGAAACGACAGGAAGGAACTTATTCCCGAGGAATCCTCGGTAATATTCCCTGCGATTATCCAGAATATCAACGCCGAGTATATCTGCATTGAACTCGGAAGCCATGGAAATTCTTTCCGCATTATTACTGACGAAGGCAGCGTACCCTTCATCGAGATCACGGACTTGAGACTCGTCATACTTACTATCCTCCTGGTTCAGTGAGTATGCGCCCGAGTCCAGATGAATATGGACATCATCGGGGAAATGGTCAGCGAGCAGCCAGCTGTTCAGGCCCTTCTTGTTGCGGTTGCTGAGCCCGACGAAACTCAGGGACATGTGGCGCACGCCATTAGCGTAGAGCAGGTCCATGTGCCCGCTCTGCTCGCACCCGCCAAAATAGAGATCCATCAGGTACAACTCCGACATCTACCATTACAGGTACAAGGTTCACATGTCAGGTACTTCTGCGTGGTAACTGGATCGCGCCATTGAGGCAGCGCACCACAGAGAATACATTTCGGCTTGCACCAATCAATAAACCGACGCATCAATCTTCCCTCACCGGCTTCTCCTGGGCCTTCATCCGGGCCTGGTCAGCTACCTGCTTCGATAGCTGATCCCATGCCTTGACCGACTTGTCATAGTCAGGACGCCAGTCCGGCCGGGCGTACTCCGCATGCGTGAACTGCAGCACGTTAAAGCCGTATGCCACTAATTCTGCTGACTGCCCGGGGTCTGCGCAAACTGCAAGGTCGATTCCAAGGCGGCGTGAACCCCGAAGCCAACGAAGCGTAGTGGCCAGAGATAGCTCGATATGCTCGACCTCATCCCACCAGCGACTTCCTGTTTCGGTGTAAAGCCACTCTGTGAGAGTAGCCGCTTCTGCATCGGTGACAACATATACCTGCCCGTTCTGTGCGAGTGCCTGCGCCAGCCGTATGCCTTCGGGCAGGAAGTACCCGCCGATAGTCTTACGCAGCACGCCTTCAGCATGGACGACCGCGACACTCATATTGAAGACCACAGTGATTCTCGGATATTCCACACCGAGTCGGAGAGATCATTCTCCAGGAAGCCGAGATGCGGCCACCACGGATTGTTATAATACCCCAGGGAACGCCAGATCATATCTGACAATAGCTGGTATCGACCTGGCCTCAATGGAGTCATGCCCGGCCCTGGTAACGAGGATTCTGGTAGGACAGCATCGCCCGGGTCAGGAGAACGTCCGGACCTTCGGGCGTGCCTCCGTAAAGGTCAGCATCAGACTCTTCTTGCGCCGCATGGGCGCTCTGAAGTATCTGATTGAGCCCGGCAACCACGCCCGTCTCTTTCGCCCGCTGCCAGCGGAAGTTCGCCCAGTCTCCGTAACCCTTACCTTGCTCTCCAAACGCTGCGCGACGGCCCTGGTGGAGAGCATCAAAGAGGGTTCGAGCCCGAGTGATGCCGTTAGCGCGATCGGCATTGGACCCGGACCGAACGAGATCCACAATGGATCTGGCCGCGTCAGTATCGCGATCTGCTGCATCGAACCACTCCTGTGAGTAAAGACTGCGAGGGTCCTGTGGAAGGGACGGCGGGCGCACTGCCCACTTGTCATTGCTCATATCGTAAGCGGCGTAGGGATTGATAGATCGAATGTCTCTGCCCGTGCCCGGATTCCAGAAGTACGTTACTTCGAAGTGCTTTCCGTTGATGCTGGTGTTGGCTGTACGGGGCCAGAGTTCTTCTTTAAGCTGGGAGGTGACGTAACTCGCAGCGTCAGACTCAGGCAGCCCCGCAAAACGAGGATTGAGAGCAGCAAAGCGCTTATAATCCACGCCGAAGAGAACATCAAGATCGCCAGTAGCTCCACGATCGCCACCCCATTGATAGGTCACGCCGCTGCCCGCTATCCAGGCAGTCAGCCACTCACGCCAGCCCGTGAGTTTCAGGTCATGCTGGAGCGCGTCGGTCAGCAGCTTCAGCAGATGCTCACGCACGGCAGGCTTCAGGTGCTCAGCGTCAAAGAGTGCGGGGTCCAAGCCATGGCTGGGCGCGCTGAAGTACCCGCTGTGCCCGGACGGAAGAGTGGCCATGATTACAGGCTACTAGACCTTCAGCGCACTGGCAAGCTTGGCTGCCTGCTCCTGCTCGGCCATCTGCTGCCCGAGCGCGTTCAGGTTGTGGATGACGTTGGGCACGACAAGCTGCGTGGTGGCCATGGACACCTTGTTGATCAGCAGCTGCTGGCTGATCGCAGCAACCGCGCCAGTGATCTCGTCAATGCTGGGCTCGCGCTGCGTGGCGATGGCCTTGTTCAGGTCGGGTGTCATGCGCACGCTGCCATCAGGCAGGATGTACACGATGAATGCGGTGGTGGCCTCGACCAGCTCGGGCTCCTGCTGCGCAGCGGCAGCCGCCTCGGCAGCCGCCTCGGCAGCCTTACGGGCCTGAGCAGCAGCAGAGGAAAGCTCAGTAACAGCCATCAGTATTTCTCCTTATTGATCTTCGATTGCAGATGACTCTGATAGGGACAGTAATTGCAGAGCCAGTGATTACCCCACAAATCCTTGGCCTTAGATGGAAGACCTTCGGAACGTCGGTCCTTCTGGATCTCCAGGCTGATAAGACGCTTCTTATCAGAACGAAAGTCCTGGCAGTCCGTAGTGCGGTTGTGGTCGATTCTCCAGCACTTCATGGCGTCTTCGGCAAAGGTGCTTTTGACGTTGTAGAACTGCTGCCCGAAACCACTACCTTCGCCCGGGGCCAGCCCGGTCTCCTCGGAGATCTTGGAAAGAATCTCAGACCGCACGCGAGGATTGTCCCAGGACTTCTCCGAGACAGTGCCCACAATGAACTTGTGGAATCTTCCGTCAGGATGACGGTGCTCTTGCGCCCGGGCTTGCCCGGTGACGTCATACTCATTCGGGCCATCATAGAAGGGAAGCGGGTCCACAGAATTACACACGCTGCAAACGAGCAAACGGATCTTAGGATCGTCGTTGTCCGTTGTCGTAGTAATTTCTGGTACGTCTAAACCTGACACCGAATATGCTCCAGATAAAGTAGTGCGGCCCGGCGTGTCGTAGATGGGTCTCGTACCATGGTTGGCCGGGCCTTGCGAGTAGTCTACCCACGCCTCGTCAACGAGTCAAGCTCAGCCACCGGTCGTAAACGTCGCTGACGCGAACACGTCTGCCTTGACGCCGGACATGTTCTTGCCACCGGCCACCAGATGAACCGTGTACATGGTCCGCTCTGCCAGTGCACCGACCTGCGCGGACGAGACGCTGGTGAAGGTTCGCGGGTAGGACGAGACGAGCGTGGATTCGTCGCGGATCGTGCCTTTGTAGATGAAGACCTGATACTCGGATGCGGCCACGCCATTGAGCGGGCCAGGTGCGCTCCACTTCAATGCTACAGAGGTGTGCCCGGCAGTGACCCCGGTGAACTTCGGGGGACCATACGTGGACGGAGGATTCACAGGTGCTGGTTCGGTACGATGCGGCCATGCCGAGTCATAGACCGCACTGACGTCCCAGTCGGGGTCGCTCACGTACTGCGTAGCGATAGATACCGGATAGACCTGGTTCGTAGAATCGTCGTAGTCCGCGACCCACAGGTCGTAGTCGGTACCCAGCACGTACGGGCCGGTGCCCACGCGGACAGCGGGCACGGTGGACAAATTGCAGTAGATGGTCGGCCGGTAGTACCCTGCCGCCTTCCGCAGCCTGATCCACCCTTCGGTCTGCCCGGGGGTGGCGTCACCGTTCTCCACGTCGAGCACGTCACCCTCGTTCACGGATGCGGTGACCACGATCTGGACCTTGACAGTGGACGCGGGGAACAGGTTCCAGTCAGCGGCAGACCAGGCCCAGCCACCATCCAGGTAACCTGCTACCATCTGCGGGTGAAGGGCCGCGATAGTCGCGGCATCCGGATAAATTCCATCGTACATTAACCGCATCAGAAGCTCTCCGGGTCGACCAGCGTGTTCGGGTTGTCGACGTGGTAGGGGTTCACCGTGGTGAGCGCATCCGGGGTGTGCATGACCGGGCACTCATGCAGCCCGTGATAAGTATCAGACAGGTCCCTGCGGGCCTCCCAGGTGGCAGACTCCACGATGCCGCCGCGATCCTTGACGATCATGCGGTGCTCGCCCTCGGCCATCCCTAATTCCAGATCGCGGTTCATACTACGAGGCTTAGCGTAAGACATGATTCTCCTTAAGGGGTACAGTACTAGTCTATCAACTACGCCCAATATGGGATGCTAGGAATACTCGTAGCTTCCTGCCCGGCCGTGGTCCCGGAAAAGTCCGTAGGAGCCCGGTCATTAAGGTGCCCGGACTGGGTGTAGTTACCACCGTAGATATCATCCAGGGTGGGCTGCTGGCTGGTAGCACCGAACATAGCAGGCGGGGGCGCGTCGAACTGAGCATGAATCTCCCAGCTCTGAGTGGTGGCCTGAGCATTGATAAGCGCCTGGGCCTCAAGCATTTCCTCTCGCGTGCCCTGCTGGAAGGTGCGCTCGTACTGCACCCGATCCGTGGCGTTCTGGTAGAACGGTGGCTTGGTGAAGTCGTATTGCCCGTCAGGAAAGATATGTGCCATCAGCCTGCCTGCGTTCCCTGACGTCCGCCCTTGGACATCTTTCCTCGCCCGGCGACTCGATTACCCTTGGCATCGGTGGCGATGCCCACGCCCTGCTCGATAGCATGGCGCTTGTCCGCAACCCAGGAGATAGCCTGGACCTGATGCGGGCGCATCCCTAGATTGCGAGCGGCTTCCTGGTGCGCGCCCTGGAAGTAGTCATACCGGCCCTTGGCACCTAGCCCGAGAGCCGTACCCCACTTGTTGCGCGTACCGGTAGTAATGTCGTGCGACCGTGCGTCGATGGTCACCGGGCCGGACTGCATAGGCTTGTTGATGTTCTGGAAGAAGCTACCCGTCTTCAGGTGCATCGGAAGCACCTCGTCGGGCTTCTTGTCCCCGTGCGCTAGCTGGTGGGCCTTTACGATGTCCTGGTTGGACGCGAACCGCAGGTTCTTGCCCGCCACCAGGGTATGGTCACCGCCAGCAACCTTGGCCGCGTCCTCGTGAGACATCTGGCTGACCTCGTAGGCTGCCGGGACGTTGCGCTCCCAGTTCATGCCACCACCGGACGGAGACAGCCTGGCTATCGCCGCAGCGGCGCGCGTGGTGTTCTCTCCGCGCTGACCGGGCGACGTGGAGTTGTAGTACTCGTTCCAGTGCTTGCGCTGCTCATTGCGCGAGGCAGAGGGATCAATGCCCGCGCCGACGCGAGCTGCCTGCCGGTGCGCAGACTTGTACCAGCCCTTGCCGCCCCGGCGCTCTTCAGGCGTAGCGGAATTGACACTTGCCTCGATATTGGCGACGTGCTGGGCATGCTGCTCAGGGGTGACCGACTTAGGGTCAAGCTTCTGGAACTGCTCGTTCTTCATCTCACCAATCTCCTTGGCTGTCATAGGGAACAATGCCCAGCCCGGTGATGCCACCGCTGGTACCGCCTGGTGTGCCGGTAGAACCATCCGGGCCATCCCATGGTTCGGGATCATTTACCGGAGTATCACCTAATCCAGGATATCCGCTGAATTGCAGGGAGCTTAGGTTATCCGTAGCTGCCATTACCGCCTCGGGTCCTGCTGTTCTTCTGCCATATGGCTCCAAGGCCCGGTACCCCGGTTAACCTTGACGATATACGCCGGGTACGTGATCTTGTCGAGCTGTACAGCGGCCTCGAAATGGTGGTGCCCGTCAACCAGCATCAGGTTATCGCGGCCCGGCCTGTCAATGGCGACCAGCGGCAGCTTCTTGCCCTTCTCGATCTCTTTGCGCTTGTCCTTGACAACGCCCGGCTCATGAGTGGCACGCCATTCCTGGCGATCGTGATCATCAACATCCTGGAGCGAGACCTTAGTCCGCTCGACATGAATGCTGTCCTCCTTCAGCCACTTGATGTCGCTTTTGGAGAAGTTCTTCCTGAGCTGCTTGATAAGGGCCTTCTTGTCGCCCGGGTCACCCTGGCTGAACTGCCTGGAGAACTCAATGCTCATTGGGCAACGTTCACCCCAGACCACGGTGGCAGGCTGCGCGCGATACGGGCAGCCCGGGTCGGATCGGTCATGGTCATGGGCATGGGGTTCTTAGCCGGATCGACACCATACTGCCGGGCCATCTTCATCTGCTCCGGAGGAGTGAGCCCGGCTGTGCGTCCCTGGTGCGCCAGGCGCTCAACAGGGTTGCCCGAGCTGGTCCAGCGCTGTGTGCTGATGGTGTTGCCATCCTGCACCGCACTCTGGGCCTGGAGAGCTAATCCGGCGTCTGGGTTGACTTCGGGCGTCCAGTAGTAGCTATCGCGACCGATCTTCTCGCCCTTATGGACACCACGCTGGTAGGATCGGTCATTGAGCCGCTTCTGCAGCGTTCCGTAAAGCTTGTCCTCATTCCGGTCAGTGATCGTGCCGAGATAGCCATCGGGATAGTCAGCCCCAGGAATAGGAGTGGAACCCATTCGCTTACGGTCCAGGGCATCACGAGCAGCAGTGAATCCACCACCACCGCCACCGACAGTAGTGCCACCAGATGCGCCCTGGTAGTTGTCATTGGTGCTCACCCACCAGTTATTTCCGCCCGCCACAACGCCCTACTTTCGCGGATTGCCAGCACTATACGGACTATTGCCCAACTGGACATTCATGCGGTCGCGGTAGGCATTCTTGGTCTGCTCATGCTGATCACTGAGGCTCATGTGAAACTGGGCAGTACGCCCGGAAGTCCATTTACCGGGCTCAACTTCATCCCAGTCGCCCGTGTTGAGCAGGTTGGCGTTGGACTCGCGATCAGGATTGCTCTTCATCAGCCTAGCTGCCTGTTCATCTTCTCGGCATCGGAGCCCGACTCGAAATGAGCATTGCGGGATTCACCAGAACTGCTGCGTTCCTCCGGAGACGTGTTCTTGAAATAGGTCTGAGCCATCCAGCCCGGCTCGCTGCCAGTCGTGCTAGACCCGTCTATGTGCGTCTGGCCACCACGCATGTTCTCCTCGGTGGTATTAGAAGCCTTGGGCGTACTGTTACCGCCGATGTTGTCGGAAAGATCCTTACGAAGCATCAGTTTTCTCCGTACTCGCCCGGGAAGGTCAGGGCCTCATGGTCTGCTACATGGTTCTGGATGGAAGTGAGGAACGAGTCGGTACGCCCTTCAGGACGCTTCGGGGACTCGTGCCAGCTGGACCGGGCCTTCTTATCGATGTACGCGAGTTCCCGTTCCGAGCTGTAGTCTTTACCCATCCTGCTTGTCCTTACTTCCTAGGGATTTAGGGCGTGACCACCACACCGTGGATGGTCACGTTGTATCAGTCTAGATGACGCGACCGGCGTTGTCACGCCCGGAAGCGCGGTAGAAGTCGCCCTTGCCAGCCTTGGATGGCACGGTGCGCATGCCCCGCTGCGTCTGGCTGGACTCCGGGCTGTTGCTGTAGTTGATAGTAGCAACAGGGGTACACGCCGGGCCATCACCGCCGTGGATCAGCCACGGACGGCGGTTAGCCTTGCCGCCCACGGGACCCTGGTCGGTCGTGGTGGACTTCTTGGCCACCGGCATGGTGTAGGGGGTGCGGTTGCCCGAGACGTTGACAAGATGGTCAGTCAGGGTTTCGTCACCCATCTTGGGGAAGGTCGTCTGCTCATTGTCAGAGAACGGGCGGGAAGCCTTGCGAGCCATAATTACTCCTAGGTAACGGCGTTCATGTTCGGGCTGAGAAGCGGGCGCTCGGCCTGGTAAGTTGACTGGCTGGAACCATTAGAACTAGGAAGCATTCCGCCGCCTACTAGCTGCCGTCCCCGGTCAGTCGCAGACATGCCATTACCCGTGGCTACCGGGGGCGTGATAACACTGGTAGGGTGATAACCTTGCCCGGCCACGGCATTCTGAGCCTGCGCGGAACTGATGAGCCCGCCAGTCTCGTGTACTCCGGTGCCGAACGCCATGGTCCGGCTGCCCGGCGCGCTCTCTTCGAGCGCTGGGTCGTTCAGGTCAGCCATCCGGAATCCCCTAGGTATAAGCAGTCTGCTACTACTATTGTAGCCCCTACCAGGCTTCCACGCGGAGCGTGATAGCGGTTACCTGCTCCTCGTCTCCGACAGGCCCGACACTTACTGTACAAAAACCGGGCGTACACACTAAGTCCACGCCACGGGGAGCCACGTGCCCACGGGCCACCGCGATGGCTTTGACGGCCTGGCTGAGGGCACCAGCGCCGATCGCACGGAGGGATATAGGCTGATCGTCGTATATGGCATGAGATATGGCCGAAGCGAGCCCGGGCACCGACGTGGTTGACTTTACTCGCAGCAGGATCTCCTGCTTGTCCTTATCGTCACCCATATCAATGCTCCGTCTGTGGCTTCTCCCCTCTTAGAATAGCCTGCGCGGGCATACTGGTGATAACTTCTATAGCTCGTGCAAGAGCTGCCGGATCATCCCGAAGGTGTCCAAGGATGTTATTACACGGGCGGCAGAGAAGTGCTCGGACAGCCTCAAGTCGGTCTCCGATCGCATGGTCGTGGTCAACCGATAGCCTGCGAGTTTTGCCCGTAGCTCTCTGGCAGATATAACAGCGTCCGTCTTGAGCGCGGTAAAGCCGGTCGTACTGAGCCGCTGTGAGTCCATATCTCTCCCATATGGCCCGAGTGTGAGCACCCTTAGACCGTAACTGTTTCATCTCCCTACCGCATTTGAAACAGTATTTCAAGTTGGCTTGACGAGCGCCCTTCTTGCCTCCGCAGTGCTGACACGATTTGCCGGTCCAAGCGCTCACGGCTAATCTCCTAGATCGAGAATAAGCTTCAGCAGGTCGTCTTTAGTGTATTCCTCTTCGCCAAGGAACGAGATCTGAAAGGTGACCACACTCTCAATATATCCGTCCGTGTTCGCCCGTTTCTCAATGGTGATCTTCTCGGCGTTCCTGAGCACCAGCAGAGTGTCATACATGTTCTCTGCAGCGAGACACACGCTTCGCACGACATCAGGGTCCAGGCGGTCAGGAATGTGCTTGGCGGTCGCGGCTAGGTCGGTGTAGATGCTCACGGGATATTGCCTGACTCACGGCATGCGATGGCCAAGCATCTCCAGGCAGCGTGTACCAATGGATGAGCCCCGGAATCCGGGTCCTTCATCTCGCCGCGCTTCCACTTGGTGAGGTGCGAGAGGATAGCAGCCTCATGGGTGAGATCCTTGTGCCAGGGTGGTTTCTCGCCCGTCTGCCGTTTCTTCGAGCCGTCGCCCGTGGCCTTCTCCAGCTCCGTCAGGAACCGGCAGAGAACATCCTCGCGTTCTGCAGCCCAGGTGTCCTCATCAGGCAACTTAGACCGCGCGTCTGCGTTTAACGGATACGTCTTCTTGGCCACAGTACCTGCACTCTCCTTCGCACCTAGGGAAGGGCTTCCCCTCCCGCACACAGTATGCTATCTGCCCGGCTATGTCAAGCATGGGCTGCACGCGCTCTTCGCTGTACTTGATGGTGAATTCCTTGGCCATCTGATTGGCCTTGAACTCGTACACGTAGGTCATGGTGTCGAACGGAAGCCCCATCCGCCTGGCTAGCCAGAGGTAGATGTCGCCCTGCTTCAGGTGGGACTTGAGCGGGCGCGTAATGCTCTTGAACAGCCCGTTAAGGTCGGTGAGCTGGCCCTGCTGGTGCTGCTTCAGCAGCTCAGGTGCGTCGATGCGGATGGTGCCCAGGCCGACGCTCTTGAACTCCAGCAGGGTACTGTTCATAGCCCCGTCAGCATGCCCGGCGATCATGTACTCGTCATCGTGCAGCGGGATCTCATCATATTCCCACCAGTGAACGAACCCGGAACCGCAGCTAGACGTTTCCGCCATGTTCGGGTGCGTCACTCCGGAGATGACTTCGTTGCACAAACGACAGCGCCAGTCACCCCAGAGCATATCAGCGCCCCGTAACCAGCCCTGCCACTTGTTGTGGATCTGGTTGCCCTCTGCGAAGATGCTGGTCCTTACGAAATCGAAGGGCTCTAACTCAGGAAGTCTCGTTCCCGTAATGCGATCAAAAGTGGATCGCGGACACCAATCTGGCTTGGCCATTTCCGAAGGGTGGATGATGTCAGTGCGGCGCGCTGCGTCTGGTGCATATGCACGGAGAAGGTAGTCCTTGACGACCGGAATAACAATTCCAGGCTGTGCTTTGTTCCTAAGGTGCTGCCCGAGCGGTCCATCGACCTTAACCGTCGTCTTCCTCATCAGGTGCCTCCAGTTCTTTCATGCTCAGTAGCTTGCGTGCTTCGCCCGGTGGGTACCATTCCCACTCCTGGCGCGGCTCCTTGCTGCCCGAGCGCCACGGCCATTTCTTGCGCAGTGCCTTGCGGTCATCTTCGCTCATTCCTCCCCAGACTCCAACGCGTTCATTGTTGACCAGGGCGAAAATAAGGCACTCATTCCTGATAGCGCAGGCAGTACCGTCAACTGTGCCATTGCAAAAGGCGATGGCCTCTTGATGCTCATCCTCGTTAAACCACGGATCTTCAAGCTCACCGGTCTCCTTATGTCTCCACACCTGCCCGATGCACTTTGCCCGGCTCCAGTCAGGCGCGTGCGTGCGTAATCTAAGCACCATGGCGCAGCTCCAGGTAGTCGTCCTCCCGGAGGACCACATAACTGGTGCCGGTCGCGAATTCCACTAGAAATACAGGGATTCTGCCCTCGCAGACCGCATTGACATTGAGGTCTATGAGATCTTCCTCGACCAGCCTGAAGGACTTGTTTTCCGTGTACTTGTGCTCGACAAGCTCATCAGTTGTGCGGAAGTCATTCTTCGCCCGGGGTCCGCTGCCTGAGGCAGGTGATAGCTTCCCGCCCCAGCGATCGGCCGCATCCTTCTCGGCCTTGTGCGCGTCGCGATGCACCTTATCCATTTACTTTGTCCAGCACCATCGGGTCAGATGCAGCATCGAGCACTTCACGGGCCAGCTGATCGCGGAGCGCGTCATCTTCCTTAAGCGCGGCCTTGAGCTTGTCCATGCCCTGCCATTGCTGCCCGGCGAAACGGTAGTAGGCACCGGCCTGCGTGATAACACCCAGCACCTTCCCCATGGCGATGTACTCCTTAGCCACATCGATCTCACCGCGCTTGAAGCCGCTGAACGGCGCACCCCGGAAATACAGGTCAGTCGACGTTACCTGCTGCGGAGCTGCGCTCTTGTTCTTGATGGTACGGAACTTGATGGTCTGCCCGACCTTCACAGGCTGATCTATGCCTGGGCGCTTCTCAGTTATGAAGTCAGCCCGGCTGACCTCGACACGGGCGTAGTAGAAGTAGTTCTTCCCGTTTCCCCCGGGAGTGGTCTGGGGGGTTCCGAAAGGACTGAAGCCACCGATCTTGTCACGGAACTGATTGATGATAATCCCGACGAAAGGTCTTTCCGAACCATCTGTAGCCCGTTGTCCTGCCTTACCGGCTTTCCGGATGAACTTATTGACGAGGCGAGCACCAGTGGCTGTCGTAAACTCGTCCATTGCCTTCTCGTCTTCCTCGCCCGGAAGGAGCGCGGCATATGAGTCCAGGATGATGCCGTCATAGATCCTCGATTGAGTGGCTTCGAGCATGATCTCGAACGCGGTCTCCATGGCCTGCGTGGATGCGACAGTCACCCGGTTGTTGTCGACGCCCATGGCCTCGGCCTGCTCAGCATCGTAATGCTCGGCCGCTACCCAGAAGGTATTGAAGTCCGGGTTGAGCTTCTGGTTGGCTGCTACGGTCTTGAAGGCTACAGCGGTCTTGCCCGCGCTCTCCTTGCCGACAAGCTCGATCCACTGATTACCGGGCCAGCCGCCGCCTAAGATGACATCCAGGGACAATGAGCCCGACGTGAAGCGACGGGGAACGGCTAAGTCAGCCGCGCAGATAACAATGTCTTCTTTAAGGGCCTTGTTCAATCGCGCTGCAAATGCACGGGCGTCGTCTTGCATGTAACTCCTTCACGGTTATGCGAGAAGCTTACTTGCCCGAGGCCAGTCTGTCAAGCAGCTGCCACATCCTGATCTCCAGGGCGGTAGCCGGTCGGCAGCTGCCCTCGAATTCAATAACCGTGGTGACTGTGGACACTTGCCTGATGTTCTTGATGCCTAGTTCTTCGGCTAATGTCATCGGTGCCCGTCACCCGGCTGCCGGGTGTGCAGGGCACTGATATGCTGTGCCTGCCCGTTCCAGTTGCCGCCCGTGTTATTCATCGTGGGCATCACGCCGCCCTTGGCTTTACCGAGCTTGCTGGTTGGCTGCAGCGGGTACTCCGAGTGGATGTTGGCACTGGACCATCCGCAGTCGAAGCAGCGGGATGCTGATACGCCCTGCCGGGTCTGCTGGCCCTCAATCAGGTTGGTGCTGCCGCAATGCGGGCAGTTATTGTTGTACTTGGATGCCTGCAGCTTGGCCATGGCAAGTGTCTCCAGGGCTTCCTGGCTCATCGTGGAAGCATCCATGCTGTTCAGCTGCTGCAGGCTCACCAGGTCGCCGCCCGGAGGTTGCGGCTGCTGCGGGGCAGGCTGACGTACTTGCGGTGCCCACCACGCCTGTGAGGTCGGTACTGGCTGCGGGGCAGGGTTCTGCGAGCCCAGCTTCCTGGCCCACCAGTCATTCGTGCTCATCGTGTAATGACCTTCTCTGTGTATCCCAGGACGCCCGTCGAAATAAGCTGAGCGATAATAACCAGAGTCGAAATTCTTATGATCTCCGCGTTCTGCGCATCGAACTGCTTGGCCAGGGCTTCGGTGATCTGTTCCTTGATCTCGTCCGATGCCTGATATATCAGCGCGACACTCAGCACTTGCCCGATGAGTGCGGAAAAGTACTCCACCGCAGGCTGCAGTGCGTTGACAAGTGTCATGCGTTCATGACTGGCCCGGTGGTCTAGCTCCTGGCCCTCTTCTGTTACCGGAACCAGCCCGAGCTTCACCTGAATATCCGGGGCCTGCTCACACGGAAGAGCATCCCAGGAAAGCCGTCGCAGCCATAAAGGCTTAAGGTCCAGATCTTGCTCGTTCTCCATTACGCTCCTTATTTGCTACTTAGTTTTATGCGGGCAGGTCCCGCCAAAAATAACAGCCTCACTTGCAGTCACTCCAGCGGTCGGCAACGGCAAGGTCAATGGTCAGGGGGACATCGACCAGAGCCTGGATTTCCTTGCCCGTCATCGCTTCCCGGAGGACTTCACTCGCTGCGTCAATCCTACCATCAGGAGCTGTAGTTACAAGCTCGTCATGGACATTCAGCAGGAGCTGCATATCATCCGCCCGGAGATTGTCGTAGCGCACCATAGCCGTCTTCAGGAGATCGGCCGAAGAGCCCTGGATAAGGCTGTTGAATACCTGGCGTTCCGCGAAGTGACGCATATCTTCGTCAGACCAGTTGATCTCCGGTACCCGGCGCTTGCGCCCGAGAATAGTGCGGATATGCGGGTCCTTGACGTTCCTGCGGCATTCCGACAGTACGAAGTCTTTGTACTCATAGATCTCGGGGAATTCCGCCCGGTGCTTGTTGAGCACCGCCTTGGCTTCCTGGTTACCGCAGCCGATCATGCTGGCCACCTTGCTGATACCGGCACCGTAGACCACGGCGAAGTTTATGGACTTGCCGAACTTCTGGCGCTCGTCCTTGGTGATGTCCTCCGGGCGCTTGCCCAGCACCATGGCAGCGGTCATGACGTGCGGGTCGATGCCTTCCCAGAATCCCTCGTAGAGCTTCCCGCGCCCCAGGTAGTGCGCCAGTACTACTAGCTCGATCTGGCCGTAGTCGGCTACGACGAGCTTGTGGCCCTCATCTGCAATAAAAGCACCTCGGACAAGCTTTCCAAGCTCGGTATCAGGCCGAGGAATGTTCTGGAGGTTCGGGTCTCGACTGGAGTTATGGTGGACAAACCCATGTGTCACATAGGAGTGGTCTCCTTCAACTTCGATATCCCATACTCCCATTGTGCCCAGAGAGGCAATTTCTCGAACTTCGACTTCTTTGAGTGAAGCTTGCCATGCGCTGATTTCGTCACCAGTGCTAGGTTGTCCAGGTCGTTGTTGTATGGGTCCTCGTCTATATGATGCACATCCAGCCATGCCGGAAGTTTTTCCACGCCTAGCGCTTGTGCCATTACATGGCGATGCAGCAGAATGTAGTCCTCGCCTACCTTCACCTGGAGATACCCGTGGCCATCCGAAATAGCCCCCTGATAGTTGTGGTGCCGCTTCCCATATTTGCCCTTCATAGGGTTCCGTTCGGACATCTTCGATCGAGAATATCGAAGTCGCTGCTCGTTTTTCAACGTTTCCGGTGAGAGCTGTTCCTTCAGTATTGCGTGAATGTTGTGGAATGAAGTCCCCAACATCTCCGCTACCTGGTGAATTGTAGGCTTCTTCGGATTCTCGCAATATAGAGCTATTACTCGCTGAATATTGCCCGGATCGTTCGTAAATTTCTTGGAAGCCGTCATAGCTGTATACCTTATCTCCAGGACGGAGGTCTCGGACATGCTGCCAGCCTGCAGCAGTGAGAATCCGGTGACCTCCGGTACATTTAATCTCAGCTCCATTATACAAACTTACCCGGAACATTGTGTCTTCGCCCTTATAAACCTTCCGGAGAATAGGCTGGCGCTTACCGGTATGGGTTATAGCTGTATCGCCCAGTTGAGGAATATAATCATCAAAACGGAAAGTGCCCCGGGAAGTTGGCAAAAGAGTATCTCCGGAGACGCAGAAGCGTCCAGTCTTAGTCCCATACTGTACGAAATCAGTATAAACTCGGCCTTCATAGATCCGGCAGTCATGCGTCTCATCTCCGATATACCCGAGCACGTAGGTGGTGTATATCTTGTAAACATCCTGGTAATCCAGTAAGGCATCAATCACCGGGTTACCCCGGAAAGTTTCCAGAGCCTCGCCGTCAGTGCTCCAGTCAGTGAATTCCGGCGTGTATTCCCGGCCCTGCTGCTCGGCTGCCTTCTTTTTCTGCTTAGCAGTCTTGGTAAGACGCCAGGGCTTCAGTCCCTGTCCGCCTTCGGACTTCGGGCCGAACAGCACGTCGCGTTTCTGCGGAGTGGAGTTGAGATTGAAGCGCTTGCCTGCCGCGACATAGATGCCCGTTTCCAGGTCGGATATCTTCGGCTCAAGGTCTAGCTTCATCTGGTGCAGTCGCGGCTCATCTACCCGGATGCCTGTCAGGCGGATGCGTGAGAGAATGCGCAGGATGTCATTCTCCAGGTCGTAGACCCTCCGCAGTCCTTGCCTGTCGATCTCGGGGAGCAGGCGCATAAGCTCGCAATAGCAATACGTGCTGTCGCAATGAGCGTAATGCGCGACCGTGTTGTACGGGTACTTCTCAACGCACTTACCGACATTCTCATCGTCGTACGCGAAACCGTATTCGTCCTTGGTCACGTACTTCATGCCGAACCGCTTGCGGTTCTCATTGACGAGCCAGTTGATGGTAATGGTGCAGGTGACCGGTGCGGGAATGATGCGGTCACCGTAGTACTTGGCCATCGACGCTATGTCGAACTGCCCGCCGTGCGCGGCCTTCAGGATCGTCTCAGAGAAGAGCAGAGGTTCTAATGCTCGTAATACCTCGGCGCGGTCAGGCTGCAGCGGCGGCTTCTCATATACCGGTTCCCGGTACATACGCGTTCCGTTACCGAACTTACGCGGTACGCGGGTTTCTCCTACGACTTTAGTTCCTACCGGATGCTGAAAGCTGACGACAGCATCGCGTTCCTTGGTGCTGAGAGCTATCCACGCCAGATCATTGAGGTGGGGAACCCCCCGGTTGTCTCCCCAGGTTTCAATGTCAAAACCCACCGCATCCTGCTGTAAAGCATATTCAACGAATTCCTCCACCTGCTCCACAGTCTGCAGGACATTTGATGAGACTACCTGCTGCATGGGTTCCTCCAGCCCATTAGGCCCGGACCCCGACACGTCCCGCGCACGCTTGCCGTGCTGGATGTCCGCCAGAGGGTCCGGGCCAGCTTGTATTACTCCTCGCGGTTCTCAGCTACCTCAAGCAGCTCGGCCCGGGTCAGCTTCTTGACGAGCTTGTCGGTGTACCGGCTCTCAGCAGCCTCGCGAAGAGCTTGTGCAGAAACGGGCTGAAGACCGTCGTAGTCCTCTTCAAGATCACGTTCCTTCACGATGTCCACGGTGTACACCCGGACGTCGCTGTTCTTCTTCTTGGACTTGTTTACCTTGAAGTAGATATCCTCGGATGCCAGGTCCTTACCGCGCTCACGCAGCTCCACGAACCGTTTCTCGACCGCGCCAGCCGGGTCCGGGGTAAGCTCCCAGAGCGCCAGCTCCTCGTCCTTGACGCTGTAGACGTTGATCAGGTGCGTGAGCTTCGGGGTGTCCCCGATGTCACACAGCGGGCAGTCCTCATCGTCGGTCTGAATGCAGACGTACGGGCGCTTGCTGATCCAGTGCCGGTAGAAGTTGACGAACGGGGCGGGGTCTAAGAACTTGATGATGACCGGGCTGTCGTCCTTAACGCGGAAACGGACGATATCGCTCTTGCCCGATGAGCTGGTGCTACTGGCGAACCCTCGCCCGACCTTGGCAACGTGACGTGGACGAGATGCCTCATCCTCCGCTATCGCGGCCCTTCGGCGGGTAACTGATCTGGATTCCTCGGCGGGTGTTTCTTCGGTCTTCGCTAAGCTGCGACGTGGCATTACTACTCCCTATTCTTGCGGATTGGAACTCGAAGTCCAAGCATACACAAAGGATGCCTCTTCGTCAAGCCCGGAAGAGTCCATCGCCCGCTGGAGATCTGATGCTAGAAGCTTATCCAGCAATACGTCGAACGACTCGACAAGATTGGCAAACTTCTCCGGAGTATTGACTGCTTCGGCAATAGCCTCCTCCTCGACAGTGGCCGATACGATGATGTGCTCGAAGTTACCCAGATTCACGCGCAGTTCGCGAGTACGTCCTACCTTCATTTTTTCCTCAGTTCCTGGAATAGTGCCAGCACGCGATTTGCGAACTGCGTTCCTTTGAGCGTGCTCCCGTTTTCCAGCACGCCCTCGTCCTTGGCTATTGCGTAGATTCCCTCTATCTGCGCCCGGCTGTACAGACGCCTGCGCCCGCGAGGGTCCTTGGACGGCTTGGTGTAGCCCGACCGGGGCAGCGTGCCGTCAGCCTCCCAGCGGCGCAACGTAGTAGCGCTCCGGTTCAGCACGGCAGCTAGCTGCCCGATAGTAAACAGCTCAACATCCCGGCCATTGAGGAGGTAGACCGTGCCGCTAGCTAATGGCAGGTCCTGCCCAGCAGGGTCTACCTCGGCCCCCGCTATACCCGTCTGCGGGCGCTTCTGTTTCGAGCCCGGGTAATAGCCGTCCTCGAAGGATCTCAGTAAGTCACTTGGATTTTTCGACATTAAGCGCCCATGATATGTCGGTGGTGGACAGGTAGTCAAGCTCGTATTCTTCCAGCAGCTCTTGCTGGACGAGGACGTACAGCTCACCGAGGTCCCAGACGTACTCCGTGACGGGCTTGTAGACCCGGTTGTACAGCGTCCAGCGCCGGGCGATCTCCGTATCGTCCAGTTCCTTGCGGGCTTCCTCGTCGGGCTGCAGGAACGCCTTGACTTTATCCAGGTCGATGCCAGTAGACACCTTACGCTGATTGACGAGCCCGGAGTACTTGATGCCATCGACCTCTACCGGGGCCTTGAACTCCAGGTGCCGGTGCCCGTCCTCATCGACGTACACGTCCTTGGGGACAACAGTCTCGTCCTCCGGGTCAGGCAGGATATACGCCTGAATGGTGTCTCGCGATGTCTTCCGGTAGCTCTCGGCCTCATCCTTCTTGGCCCGCCAGTGCAGGAACGTGATGGCATCCGCAAAGACGCCCGTTAGTGTGTTTCTCGGCATGGTTATCCCCTCCTGCGCACAGTTTAGTCGATCCCAAGCTCTTCCGCAAGCCACTGTTTCAGCGAGGTGACCACATTGGGTATATGCCCGTTTCCGGTCCCGTCAATGATGGCCCCGGCCACGTCAGACTTCTGCCCGACCTGGTACGCCTTGCGTTCCTCGATAGTGCCGCTGACGAGCAGGTTGACCGTGTTGATGCTGTCGAACGTGCTGCTGACACGCCGGTTGCGCCCGTTAATCTGATGGGCCTTCCCGTGACTCCACGGCAGGTCGTAGTTGACCAGCCACCTGGCCTCAGGCACGTCTGTGCCGTACGCTCCTGCGTGCGAGGACAGCAGCAGATTGCACTCCGGGTCCTGACGGAAACGGGCCACAGCAGCCGCCTTGGCACGCGTGGAGAGGTCCCCGGTGTACACGGACGCTTCCACGTCAAGCTCGAACTCCAGCAGGTCCAGCATGTGCTTGTACTGGCTGAAGATGATTACCTTGGCCCGGGGGTCATTCAGCCAGATCTTGCCTACCTCGTAGACGAGTCGCGCGGACTTGCTTGATGCCATAGACTCCAGGTCATGAATACCAGCCATGTCGTGCGCAAATTCCGACCCTTCAGCCCCATGTGTATCTTCATACCGCGTGGCACTCCAGGCAAGAAGGCAGGGATGGTCCAGGAACATCTCAAGAGCCTGATGTTTAGCCATAACACGACCCGCACCACTCAGACCGCTATCCTTTACCCGTCTGCCCGCATAGTAGGCCCCGAGATCTTTGGCAGCACCAGCTGGTAGACTGCACAGCTCGTCATACAGCAGCCTGGCTACCATGCGGTACACGACGCGCTCGTCCTCGGTAAGCTCTGCGTGCCAGGTGAGTTTCTGCTGGGCGGGCAAGTGCTGGGCCAGTTCGGCGTCATCGGCCGACAGCCGGAACATAGCCGGTTCCACCTTCTTGTTCAGCACGTCCAGGTTCTTGTACCCCTCCACCGCGTTCGTGTACTTGTTGCGCTCGATATACGCGGCATCAAAGAAGTCCCAGCGCCCGAGCACATCGGGATCAACCCACTGCATGATGGAATACAGTTCATCGGGCCTGTTCTCGACCGGAGTAGCGGTCAGCGCCAGCCGGTAAGGTACCATAAGATCGCGCTTGTAGTTCTTCGACCGGCGCGCCGCGAAGGTCTTGATGGCGCTGGCCTCATCCAGGATGATCATCTCCGCGTTCAGCCTGCGGATGCATGATGGTTCCAGCAGTGGAGCATCATAGCCGACGATGACGTACTCGGCCCGTTCCGCCACTGTGTAGAGCTTCTTGCGCCTGGCGGGGGTACCGTCAATGACCACACAGCCCGGCTCAGCAGCGATCGTGATGGACGTGCCGGACAGTTTCTTCACCGTCGACGGCAGGTCCGTAAACTCGGCCAGCTTCTCGGCCCACTGGTACTTGAGGTTAGCCGGGCAGATGATCAGCACGCGCTTTATCCGGCCTAGCTCCAGCAGTTCCTCAGCGGCGGCAATGCTGATGATGGTCTTGCCGCCTCCGGTGTCTAATGCGCAGAGCAGGTTACCGCGTTCCAGTAAGCGGTCGACGGGCGCGCGCTGGTAATCACGAAGGTACTTCATCAATACGTTCCGCCCAGCTCATCAAGCAGTACTTCCTGGACATTTCTACCAAGGCTCTGCCATATCCCGTCATCTAGCTCCAGCTCCAGCACGGTACTGTGAGGGAAAGTGCAGTGGTACGTGAGAAGAGCTAGATGCGTAAGAAACCTTCCGGGCTCCACGAAGCTAGCCGGGTACCACTCCTCCCGGAAGTCGTATCCTGATACTGATGCAGTCATGCCAGCCTCCAGTATGGCACGGTACTGCGCATGCCCGAGTGAATCTCCCCGGCCGACAGGTCCCCTGGATCGCGCCCGTCCGGCTCATTGAGCACTAGTTTTACACCGTCTTTTGAGGTATCCCCGTAAGGGAAGACGGATACCTGCATGCGCCCGGACAGAGCGTCAATCGCTTTAATAGTTGCCTTGCGCCCGGCGACGTCGTTGTCGAAGAACAGCACTACCTCACTGGCAACTCCTGCCATCAGGTCGAACTGCGCAGCTGAGACGTTCGTGCCGAAAGTTGCGACTGAATTGCGTATCCCAAGGGACCACAGGCGAACCCCGTCAAGAGGGGACTCCGCAACAACGAGGGGTGAGTTGTGAGCTGGACTGACCTTGTGACTTCCAAAGAGTGTTGCAGACTTCTTGACCCCAACAGGGTAGTTGCGTACATGAGCACCCTTCTTCTGGTATCCGAGCTGCCGCCCGGTGAATGGCTCGGTAATGGGGATAATCCACGAATCATCATCCTGACTCCACCGAAGCCCGAACACCTTGGCATCCGCAGGCGTGAAGCCGCGTGCCACGCACGCCTGCAGCGGAGGTTCCGTGAACTTCCACATGTCAGCCCGGTCGAAAGCCTTAGGTTGCCTCGGTACGTCCTTACCGCGTTTAGTGCCGGTCGTAACTTCCCTCACGCGGCGCTCCTTGATCCAGGTAGCTGGGTCATCTACATAAAGCGCAGCCAGACTCCTGAATCCTCCAGCAAAGCCACACGAGAAACAGTTATGAAGTCCAGTAGTGAGGTTGATGGACCAGGATGGAGAAACATCTCCGTGCTCGGGAGATGGACATTTAGCCGTCGCCTCATCTCCCGACACCCGGTAATCAATTCCCCAAACGTCAAGACAGGCTGCGATGTCACTTGGCACCAGCGTGCTCATTGATAGCCCTCTCTATCGACAGGTTGACCCAGGCCAGGAACTCCTCATGCCCGCCCAGGAATACCGCTACGAGCCGCTTACTGCCACTTTCCCGGCTGATCAACCCGCTGCGGGGTGGTAGCACTAGCATGCGAACAGCGGACTTGAGCGCGAACCACCGTGAGATCGGGGCTAGGTAGACTTCATTGTCACTCATCAGTCGCTGACCTTCTGAAATCCGCCAGCAGCTGACGGCGAAGCGGAAGTACCATTGCCGTCAACTTCGGTGACGGCAAAACTACAACGAGTCCAGTCCCATAGCCCTTTGACGGTAGGAAGATAGCCGGTCCGTGATCTAGTGCAATTGATGGTATGCAGTCTAGTGCTCGGGTCAGCGTCGAATCCGAGCACCATGTCTGACGCCATGATGAGACCAGTACCACCCATGATTGCCCCGTCATCTATGCCATTACCCTTCTTGCCCGTCAGCTGCTTCTCACGTACCTGCATCGTGGTAACAAGCGGCACGCGGTGCCGCATCGCTACCTCCTTCATCTCCCGTGCTAAGTTATCATGTCCTTCCCAGCTGCCGCCGCTCTTGCCCGTGTTCCGGTCGATCATGAAGTAGAACCCGTCAACGAAAACCGCGTCGCACTCGTAACGATCCACATCGTATTCAAGATCTGTGATCGTATATTTACCCAGGGGCTGGACGACAAAGAACGAGTCACCCCCGGCGCTGGTACGGAAATCTCGGAGAGCAGACTTCTCACCCTGGCTCAGTTCTCCCATCGAGTACTTCATGAAATTGATACCAGATGCGAACGCGTCAAGCCGGTCGGTTATTCCCTCGGCATCGATCTCCACAGTCAGGAACATGACGCTCTTCTGGTTCTCCCAGGCATCCAGTGCTGTCTTCAGTAGGAAGGAGGACTTGCCTGACTTGGCCCGTCCGAGGTAGGTGATCAGGTTGCCCGGCCTGAAGCCGCCGAAGCTGTCGTCAAGCTCGGGGATGCCGGTCTTGATGCCGGGCAGGATCTTGCGGTCGAGCTTGGCGTCCAGGTCGTAGTCTTCCGCGTCCCAGATGACGTGCACGTCCTGGCTGACCCGGGCGTTGCGGATCTTGCGGGCAGCGGCCTCCATCAGCTCGACAGCGGACTTGAAGTTGCCCGCCTCGACTTCCTCCGCGATGTCGATGACCGCGAGCTGGGAGGTCAGGCGCTCGACGTCGCCCTTGTACAGCTCGACCAGCTCGTCGGAGGTGTAGGACGTATCGGGAAGCCGGTAGCTGGCCTCCGGGAATCCCAGCCGGAACATGTCGACCGTGGGTGTCTTGCGGTGCTGCGACCAGTGCCTGAGCAGGTACAGGTAAGCCGAGCGGTCTTGCTCCGTGAAGATGGCGACCCGGGACATGTCCTCCTGGTCAGTCAGCCATTCCTCATCGATGCCCGCCTCTAAGAACGGCTTCAGGTTCTTGATCCGCAGCGCGCACGCCACGATCTCTCTTCCAAGATTCGTTTTCCTCACCCACTTCGTTTCGTGCCGTTGACTAAAGCACTGATATGTGATTGCCGAGTCGTCACGCTACGCTCCCCAGCTTCAGCTTGCGGATCTCAGTGTGCTCCAGGAACTGGCTCTGATCCTGGGCCAGGTGGATGGTTACCATAGGATCACATGCCCCGAACGGAAGCCTCTTGCCAGTTGACAGCTGGCTGCCCGGGTTTCCCCACAGCAGCTTGTAGATGTCATCCTCAAGTGAACGCACTGATTTCCCTCCGAACGCACAGACTACCCGGCTTGCCCGTCCTGGTCAAGCTGCTGGCTGACAACGCTCCACCATCCGGTGCTCAGAGTAGATCCGGGCCAGGTAGTCGCCGATCTGGTCGACGCGAAGCATGTCTTGCTCTCGTTCTTCCTCTGCCCCGGAACCACGGGAGAACTTCCTGATGCCGTCAGCTCCTTGATACCGGGTCCAGAACTCCACGATGATCAGCTCAAAGAACTGACGCCATACCGGACCGTCCAAGGGGTAGGGATTCAGTTTGGTGAAGGGACCCGGGCCTGGCTGCGGCCAGTGAAGACGGCGGATGTCTTCAAACATCTGAGCACACATGACTGGAGTTACCGAAGGTTCCTGGTACTTGTCCCGGAACTTGAAGGTTTCTACAAGCTCCCGGAGGTCATCGTAGATGAGTACTGGACCCGTGATCAACCGGATAGCAGTTCCATCTGCCCGGACAGCCTGTCCTTCAAAGACCAGTGCAAGATGCCAGATGTCAGGATCTGCTTCCGCAGGACGAGTACGCTGATCACGACCGAAGTACGACGGCTTGAAGTTTCCTCCCTGGTTGTCTCGTTCCAGGTTGTCGATAGCTTTCCTCAGCTCACTCTTCTCAGGCTGGAATCTTGATGTGTGGTTCTTCTTCATGGTTACTCCTCTGGATGTGTGCGTTCTTAGCTCTCTTAAGTACTTTTCTTCCTCCTTAATATAGGGACCGGAAATCACTTCCGGTCAAGACCCTCCTTAACCGGAAATCACTTCCGCCTTAACCGGAACTCACTTCCAAACCGGAACTCACTTCCGGTCATGGAGCTGACCACATCGGGGACCAGGAAATCCTGATGTCCGTCCCGGCCTTTCCCCGGCTGTGCCGTTCGATCAGCCCGGCCTTCTCCATGTCCCTGAGTGCTGCCCGGATACTGCGCTCGGTGTAGCCGGTAAGCCGGGCGAGTACTTCCTGCCCGGTGATCCCCTGCTGCACGTAGCCGTACGACTGGCCGCTGAACATCGTGCACTCCAGCAGCACCCGGAACACCGTGATCATAGCCCGGTCACCTTCGGGCGTGGGGACATCGCCGCGCAGCAGGAAGCCGTTGAAAGTGTCCCGCGCTTCGAAGAAGCTCTTGAACATCAGTCCCAGTCCCCGTGCTCCTGGATTCCCCGGAGGTCCGGCTCCGGGAACCACACGTCGCGCATATATCTTTTCGCGCGCCAGAACTCGGGCAGCGCAGCGTACATGCCGTGCGCCAGGCACCTGCCCCGCTCGGACCACCATTCGTTATACAGGCTTCTCACAGCAGCTTCTCCATCGATTCCTCCCATGCATCCAGCAGGTCGTTCAGCCCGTCAGATATCCAGTAGGCCCGGTAGTACATGGTTGTTGCCTGGAAGTACCTGTCCAGCGGAGTGGTCCATGTCAGCCTGTCGAAGATCACTAGTGTATCGCCATCCGTACCTGCGTTCGGAGCACGCTCATGAAGATTCCCAGTCCGTTGGTGGGTCCGTTGGGTCCCCAAGATTGCTGGTACTCCGGCGGCAGTTTGTCCCACATGTCCCCGCACCGCATGTACGCCAGGCACCTCTCGTGGAAACCAGTCATCGTCCCACCTCATGCACGCTCGTCAAGTGAATCCCTTTCCCTCCGTACGTCAGCCACCGGCTTGGTTCCGGGTCGTACACTGAGATGATGTCCGGGGAGAAAGTGGCCCGGCGTGCGGTCACCTCCGGGGTGGAAGCTACCACCTGACGCACCGGCACCATCTCAATTTCCTGCAATATTACAGCGAGTTCGTCGGCAAGTGCCTGGGGGCCTATGTAGGTGACCACCTCGACGTTAAGGTCCTGATTCCTCATTATTTTTATGAGCTGAGCCAGCATTAGGGGGTCAAGCTGGAACAGCCGGGCAGCTTGGTACCACTGCTTCCGCCTGGCGTGCTTCTGATAGGCCCGGACGCTGGCAGCGGGCAGGATGCCGATGGCGTCCTCGAAGACGATGATGATTCTCGGGCTGCTGTGGCCCGAGATGTCATTCCCCTTCATCCCGGATGCCTGATACGACGTCCCTCATGACCCCGGTCATCGGAACCAGAGCGAAGACCGCACGCGACCGGAAGATCTCGTCGTTGTACACTGCCATGTTGGATATGCACAGCGCGTGGATGTACGGGCGAACGAAGTCAGTCATGGAACTCAGTGCCAATACAGGTACGCAGCTGGGCCAGCAGGAACCGACTACCGGGCACGCCTCGGTGATCATACATGTACCACATGTTGCTCTCGCGTACCAGCAATCGCTTAGCGGCAATGTGCGAGTGCAATGCTGTGAGCTTGCCTTTGTTCTCATCACGCGATATGATGTTCATGGTCGCGATGCTTCCTCCCGTCGTGACATTCGGGATAGCCCGGGGTTGCAGGACGCCTCCTTCCCCTTCCTCCCCCGGGCTATCTGCGTATTACTCAGTTGCGTCCTTGATCTGCTTGACCTCATCCTCGGTGAGGTAGACCTTGACCGCATCCTTAGGCTTGCGCCCGCGCGCCGGGCCGTGATACGTCGGCTCGTCACCAGCCGGGTCGGTCACCCACCAGGCAACCTTGCCCTCGCCCGGCTCGCTGGCAGGCTTGTGGTCGGGACCGGTGTCGTGCTCTTCCTCGGCCGCTCCACTCGGCTCAGCGGTGCTCAGCATAAGCTTTGCGAAGCTCTTGAGGACACGCACCTCGGCATCGGTGAATCCCAGGGACGTGGCAGCCTCGGCCAGCGGCTGCTCCCACGGCGGGTCGTCCTGCGTCTCTTCCAGCTTGGGCGTCTCGGGCTCGACGGGCAGGATGTCATCGTACGCCTGGCAGAGATCCTTGACCATGATGTCGTAGCGGTGCGCGATGCCGACAAGACCCTGATCTTCTGTGTTCTCCGGGTCGTAGAGCATGATCAGGACAGCGGGCCAGCCCTTCTCCTTGCTGCGGGCTCGCATCGTGCTGAGCAGGTCGTCACTGGCTCCGTACGCACCTGTCCGGGTGGCGGGCACGCCTTCGCTCTCGAACCAGGCGAGTGCGGTCTTGAGCCCGGCCTGACCCCGGGCAACGCGTTCCGTGGTGTACGGGTCCAGGTCTTCGGGCATGTTCTTGTCGAGCAGCGCCCGGATGTTCTCTTCCGTGGCACTCCCGTGCCCGGCCAGGCCGACGATGAGTTCTGACATGTTGCCTCCTAGTAGTCAACCCAACATTTACAGGTCAGGTATATATTTCCTGGGTATCACCGGGTCCTCGGCAGGAGCTTCGGGCTCATCGTCAGCAGGCTCAGCCTTGTAGACGTGCTCGACTGTGCGACGTGGCCACGCGGGCAGCCTGACGGAGGGATACACGAAAGGTTCGTGCCCGGTGAGCGGTACGTGAAGTTGCCTAAGGATCAGGCCCACCGCGAACGCAGCCGCGAGGGCGATTGCTACCTGCACCGGCACGAATAGCACGATGAGACAGCAGATAGCAACGTACCCGGGAACAAGACGGTCGTCAAGCTCGACAGGAAGTAGTCCACGCAGTATTACTACCAGCCCTAGCATGGCAGGGATTTCGTATAGTAGCTTGTAGTAGTCCATAGTGTTTGGTAGTCTACTGCATGCCCGGGAGTCCAATAAGGAAACGAGACCCATTCTCTTCACGACTCCCGGGCCATGTCACTGTGTGTATGGTACGAAATAACTGGGGGTGTTGGCTATGATTCCCTGGGGAGTGTGCTGAGTCAGCACCGTTTCGACACTGCCGACCGATGACTCGTAGCGCTGGTAGTAGTAGCTTCTGGCCAGCCCGGCCGTGCCGCCCGTCTCCCAGTAGTAATCAGTTCCGAACGAGCCGTCGAAGTACCCTTCGGTGACCTCGCCATGTTCGATAGTGATGGCGTCAACCCAGAAGGTGGTCGGGTACGTCACGCCGCTGCCTGTTACTGCCGTCCAGTAGAGCTGTACCGTAGATGCCTGAGCTACAAATGTGAACACCGGGTTATACCATTGCCCGGATGCCATCTCAGTCACCGGGTCGATGCCACCGTAGTACCCGCCTCCGTAGGTACCCTCGCCGTACCCCGTACCGGTCTGCGCAGAGCTGGCGCTGCCGCCCGAGCAGTTGACCGTGACGTCGTACAATCCTTCACCGCCCTGAGTCCAGGAGCTGACGATGTAGGTGTCCCCGACGAGCAGGTCAGTAATGCTCATGGCCACGCCATCACCGTTGTCATTCACCGTGACAGCCAGGCTGGCGTTGTCCAGTGTGCTCGCCACAGTTTCAGCGGACACAGCAGTGGTCTGCGCGAACGTCACGGTGGTAGTGATGCCGTAGACATCGGCATCCGATACCGCGAACGACGGGTTGGGCGCGAAGTTCAGCCGGGTCGGCTTGATGGTCGTGAGGATCTGGCGGGGATTGTGGTACGTGTTAGGAACCGGGGTAGCACCTAGCACATACGGTAGCATCTCTACCTGCACGTCGGCCAGGTCTTGCTGCTGCCCGTTGGTCACGCTAAGGAACTCCCAGCCCGCCGCCATGTACTGCGCAGCGTTCCACAAGTTAGTACCTGTCGTGGCAGTACCTGAGTCGGGCATGCTCGCGGGCGGGAGGAACAGCCCGTAGATCCTGTTGTATCCGGTCTGCCCGGACAGCGTGCCCGCGTTGTTCCATGACGCATAGGAGAACGCCGGGTCAAGGTCCACTGTCGATGGCTGCCACGCACCGAACGCATCGAACGCGGCGTTGGGGTTGACCGTGGTCGCTCCGGAACATGAACCGCTGAGCGTCATGACTCCGGTGTACTCAGCCTTGACCGGGAAGCTCTCACCCCGGCCCACCACAGCCACGGGCTTGCCGGACAGGCGCATGAACCCGTATCCGCCAGCCGGGAACTGGTACTCTTGCTGACTGCTGGAGTTACCGGGCGTCCCTAACCACGTGCAGAACGCGGAGTTGCCATCGATGTACGGGTGCGCTACCGCGTCCATCTCGTACTGCACAGCGGACACGTAGAACGATGTCTCTTGCTGTACCGCTGTCTGCACGATCAGGTACAGCTCCTGTCCTTCAAGCAGGGGCAGGTTGTTGAGCACGACTCGCGCCCACTCCTGGTTGGCGTTGGCCAGGTTGTAGCTGACGGTCTGCAGGATAGCGGAAGACGGTTCAGCCGCAGCGGAGATAGTCAGCGAGCCCACGCCGGTCGGGCTGTACACGTACACCGACGCGCTGCCCGTACCGATCGACGGGACGATGCCGCCAGCGGTGAGCACGCCTTCACCGGCCGCGATGCCTGCCGTCTCCACCAGGCATGCGAAGTACCCGACATACGACACGGTGCCGATGGAGACACTGGAGTTGTCATTGATCGGCAGGTAGCCCGTGTCACCTAGCTGCAGGTTCGGATTCGGGGCGAAGTTGAGCGTGTAGGTCATGAGATGCCCGCATCCACGATGAGCCCGTGCTGTGTAGCGGTGTCATTGGTGGCGCTGGTTGACGTTAGCACTGACACTCCGTTCACTAGCACCGTAATGTACGGTGAGGACTCGGCAAGCTCCACGGTCAGCCGGTCACCTGCCTGCGCTGCTGTCGAGTAGGTGCCCAGAGCAGTGTACGTGCCGCTGCTGTATGACCACAGCTTAGACCATCCTGCTACCAGGTAGGAGGTGCTGGACGCATAGCGGAACACGATGCCTGACCCGTACCCGGATGCAGCGGGGGTCAGCAGTGTCACAGCAATGGTGGCAACATCCGTGCTGGTGATCAGTGCGATACTTCTGACACCGTTGTTCTGATATGCTGAGCCGCCGTTGTATTGCCCGATCTGGAAGTATCCAACGGGCTGCGTCCATGTCTGGTCATCAGTGTCAGTCTCGCGCCCGTTCAGGTATGCGTTAGGCTGCGTGGTGAACGAGTCGAAGGTCAGGTTTGCAGGCGGTGCGGCAGTGCCGACCGTGGCAGTCCGGGCGAACAGCCTGTTAAGGTAGTGCCCGTTCTGGTCGTACCATTCCACGAACGGTGTCGTGTTGGTGGCATAGTCTGTCACCTGCGTCAGTGACTGTGAGCAGTACGCGCTGATCATCAGCCGGATGCGCCGGTCCTTGCTCAGTGGCACCCATTCGGGTGTGGTCCAGCACGCCAGTCGCAGGAACCCGATGTACATCACCTCGGTAGCAAGCGGAGTGCCAGACATCGCCACGGAGACAGTCGCGTTGGTAGCATTAGCCGGTGCCGTGGCCAGGGATGCCAGTTGCAGTTTGGTGTAGGTAGAGGTCACTGACACGGTAGCCGTGGAGGTGGAGATGGCTATGCCATTGAGCCCCGTCCAGTTGATGGAGATGGTGACGGTGTTAGGCCCACCCGTGGGTATGACCAGCCAGGCGTCAGCCATGTAGCCCGCGTTCGCTATGACCGGCACCGACTGTGATGTCACAGTGGGAGTAGCTGCCGACCCGCTAGGCGTAAGCTCACCCGAGTTGGTGCCGACGAACACATTGGACGACGACTGAGACAACGTGCCCCCGGTGGTGGCCCACCCGGTAAGCGACGTGAAGGCGTAATTCTCATTCAGCGGCGTGCCGACTGAGGGAGGTTGCGCTCCGGTGCTCGCGCGCTGGGCCTGGTACGGCAGGCTGTTGAAGGTGACGATGCTGTTCGTGGCGTACCGGATGTTGTCAACCCAGGCACTCGTCTGGTTGGTCGCTGGCACGGGGATGCCATCGTAGATGGGCTGGCTCCAGTCGGGTGCCCAGTTAGCGTTGCCTGCGGTGACATCAGACGGCAGCCGGGACAGGGTGCGTGCCCACATCTGCTGTGCACCGCTGGTGTACAGGTTGGTAACACGTATGTCGTTAGACTGGAAGTTGCTGGTGTTCAGCGGGTTCTCCACGCCGAGGCCGTTGATCAGTGACCCGGTGGGCGCGACGTACGTCAGTGCCTGCGAGGGATAGATAGCTTCCCAGGTGTTGACCCCGCCAGCGGTCACGGAGTTAGCCAGCGTGAGGAACGGATCGTTGTAGTCTTCTACGACAGCCCAGTAAGTGTTGGAGGACGTGGTACCGGTAGGTGCCTGGCCCAGGTTCGCGCCGACCGCGCTGCGCTGGAAGGTGAGCACCGTCACCGCCCAGTTCTGCGCAGCCGCGTACGTCCCGGAGATGGTGAAGCTGCCCTTGTAGAACTGCTGCTCGCTGAACAGCTGCGTTCGGTACGTGCTGGTGCTCGCGGTACCTACTGATGTCCATCCGCTCGGGGTACCGGAGGTCAGCGTGACAGAGTTGGCGTTGGTGAAGAACGCCAGTCGCATCTCATCATTGTGATTGGTTGTGGTCGTGGTAAGTGTGGGTGCGGTGCTGTTGGTCGATGGTGACGTCTGTGCGAGATCTATGGACCCGGCACCGGGCACTCCGTATGCGCTCATCAGGTACTGCTGCGCGGTACCAGCGGCAAGCGTGATGGTGCCTACGCCGCTGGCAAGAGACGAGGTTCCGTATGCCACGTAGAATTGCTGCGTGATGGTGCCGCCGTCAAGCGGGTTGGTAGAGCCGATGGATTCGTAGGTGTTCCCGGCAGAGTCTGTTAGCGTGACTTCAGAGATCGGCGCGGCCGACATCACTGCTACCACGATGGCATCGGACTGGTTGCTGGTCGCGGACACCGTTAGCGAGCCCGTCGCGGTGGTGAACCCGGTGCTTCCCAGGTTGTACGTGGCACTGAGTGCGTGGTAGATGTACTGTCCGTACGTTACCATCTCCCCGAGCTTGTACGCGGTGTACGGAGACCATGCCTGCTGCACCGGGTCAAGGAAGTTGGACTGATCCATCTCCAGCATGATGTTGCTGCTAGTACGCAGGTCCACGCCGTAGTCGGTGAGCAGTTCGATGTGGTCGGTGATGCCGAGAGGAGTGCCGCGTTCCTTGCACACCTCGGTCCAGTTCTCCACGGCAACACGCATCTGGCTGCCCGGTACTTCGGGCAGGAACGTCAGGCCCAGCTCTTCCGATAGGTTGTAGAGATCGCTCAGCGGCATGTACTGCGGGGCGTTCAGGTTCTCGTAGATGAAGTTGTACTGAGTCTGCAGGTAGTCGAAGCCCCAGCCGATGACGTTGAGGAACGCCTGCAGTACCACGTTGCTGCCTGTGCCCAGCGTTAGGTCAGAGTCTTGCAGCTGCTGAAAGTACGCAGGCAGGTTGCCGAACAGGTACGCACCCGACTGGTAGTCGTAAGGCACCAGGCATGCAGTGAATCCGCCGCGTATCCAGGAGCTTCCTGCGTACAGGTAGATCGCGTAGTAGATCATGCGACCAGGGATGATGTTCTGGTCTACGTACTGCGAGCCGAAGTACGAGGAGGTGTTCAGTAGTATGTTGCCGTCGTTCTGGTCGACAGGAAAACCATAACGGTTGGACAGCAGACGGTAGCCCGTGATGTTGGTGGCTACAGGCTCGTCCCACGTGAGCAGGACGTTGGTGTAGTTCTGCGGTGCAGCGGTGAAGTTGATGCTGTACTGTGACCACAGCTGTGTTCCGTAGACACGTGGCGGACCATAGTCCCCGATGCCATACGGTGGTGCGTAGTTCGCCGGAACGTACACGCTACTCATTACGGCTGGATCTCCTGAACCCCGGGTGGCAGCGCGCGAAGCTGATAGACCTTAAGGTACGAGATGATGACGGAGTACGGGGATACGTACGTTCCGTTAAGTGACACGACCTGGACACGCTGACCGGCAGACAGCGGGCCGATCCACGAGAAGCCGGTGTCCGCGTACTTCTGCGGAGGATACGATGACGGCCCGGAGGTGTCGAACTGTTCCCAGTTCCAGTTTCCGCTTTTGGTCTGGCTACCGGTGACGTACAAGCTGGATTGCAGCCATCCGCGACCGGCCTCATTCCAGTCCCAGATCTGGTGATGGTCCACGAGGTACAGGCCGGTGCTCTGGATGGTGATGTCCTGACCGTTGTAGTACCCGAAAGGATCATAGACTGCACGGTAGTTGACGAAGAATCCGTCGAGCCCCCCGTCGCCGCCACGGTTGGGCACGGTGAAGTTCTGGGATACCAGCGATGCGAACGGGTGCTGGTTTCCCTGCTGCACATCAGAGATACGGGCGTTGACCGTGGCATAGGTGACCGGGTTGCCAGCTAGCGGGCTGGACTCCACGTTGGGAGTGGTGCCAATGGCGTTCTCGACAGCAATCAGGTCAGCGGCCAGGGAGTTGACATCTGAGGCCAGGACGTTCGAGACTAAGTTGGTCCGGTCCGTCCAGCTGAACACGCCCTTCGGATAAACGGCTTGGGTCGTCAACGTGTGCTCCTAGTCATCACAGGCCACCCGACGCACTGTAATAGAACTGCCCGGGTACCGCTATTTCCGATGGGCGAAGCTGAATGGGGTTCGTATTCGCCTGTGTTACGTCTTCACGGGTCATGACCGGGACGATGGCCCAGTCAACACCTGCTACTGACATAATAGTCTGATACACCATGCCGACTGTTATGTACTGCCCGAAGGTGGCGGTCGGGGGCTGGAACAGGAGCTGCAGCGCGGTCTGGATGTTGGAGATCACCACAGACTGGAAGTACTGCGGCTGTACCTGGATGGTGCAGGTGCTCCCGCTAGACCCGACGTCGATGGGAATGAGGCCCGGGTTGCCCACGGTCACGGTTACCCCGGCCAGGGTCAGCCCGGCGAAGTAGCTGATGATGTTGTCCTGAAGAGTGGTGGTCGGAGCCTGGAAGCTAGGCCCGAGCGCATAGATAGTGACGCTGGTGGAGTGCTTGGACACGGAGGTGGCAGCGGTGACCCCGGGCACGTTCATCACCAGGTCATCGAAGTCCGCGATGCTTACAGCACGGTTCTGGGTCTGGAACGACGCGGCAGCACCAGCACGGATCTGGTCATTGGTCTCGGCGTCCGCCCCGCCGCTCATCACGGAGGTATTGGGGGTGGTGCCATCAGCCAGGACCGGAATGAACACACCGCTGATAGGGGTGGTGAGCGTGGATACCGTTCCGGCCGCGACGTTACCCGATGACCCGGCTATCACGGTGTAGCTCGCGGATATGGTCAGTCCGACAGCGGGGATCATGCCATTGAGGTTGTCCCCGAACTCGACATTCATCAGCCCGTTGGCGTCCAGGTAGGTGGTGTAGACGGCTGCGGAGCTGTTGCTGTTGACCAGGTACTGGACGTAAGACCACTGCGAGGTCCCCGAGCTGGTGGTGACGTAAACTTCAATGCTGGACGGCAGCACGCCGGTCTGAGGGATCTGGAAGACCTGCCCGGCAAGCCCGGTGCTGGTGCCCAGTGACACTCCGGTAAATGTAACGCCCTGAGTTACATTTACGGTCGCGGTCCCCCCGTTTGCGGGAACGAGCACGGAGTCATCAGTCTGATAGATGATCGGAGCGTCCAGGGCGGACACGAAATCAGTCTGGACCTGCGTTCCGGCAGGCACGGTGACGGCCGACCCGGGCGTGGTGGTCTGGAGGACCACGCTGCCGGTAGCGGGCGCTCCGTTCGACACCGTGTAGCCCAGAAGCTGTGCAATATTTAAGAGACTCAGCCGCTGCGTGGCGGTCGGCAGGTAAGCCTCCTGGGTGATGCGATCGCCGTAGAACGACAGAATATCCCCGGCGTACGCGAACAGCTCGACCAGGGCAACGCCGAAGTCACCCTCGCTGGCCGTGTTCCAGTCGGGCAGGATCTGGTTGGCGTACTGCAGCATGGAGTAGCTAAGACCCGAAAAGTCTTTCGAAGTGTAGTCGATGTTAGTAGGAATAGTAAGCACAGGGTTCTGTGCCGTGCCGGATACCGTGGCGTTAGGTGTGGTCATGATCCCAGGTTCCTTATGGTCTCGATTACCGACCCGCCAACCTCGACGGTAGCTGTGTTAACAGTAGAGAGTGTAGTCTGCGTGGTGCCCGGGGTGTAGTCCACGGACACGCCTACCAGTCCCTGCACATTGTCCTCAGCGTAGACCGGGGTGGTGCTGGTGACCTGTATCGCGGGCTCCCAGGTGGCCATGGCCTGCACGACTTCGTTGCCCAGGGATGCGGAGGTGATGTCCTGGTTGCCAGCGAACAGGTTTCCCACCAGGTCTACTCCGTAGGTAGTCTTCATGACCCGCTCGCCCGGGGAGGTCGACACCAGGGCAGTGACATGCTGCTGAGCCTGGACGGCGGGCGTGCTAGTAGTCGCGATGGACCCGCCAGACGACAGGGCGAAGGGGAAAAGCAGCTCAGTGGACATGATAACTCCAGTTTACCTAGAAGGTCAGCGGCAGCCGGACATCGAAGCTCAGGACCACTGCATTGGTGCTGAAACCTGATACTCGTATCCCTCCGGTAGTCATCAGCACGCCTAGTGGTCCTGAATTGCCCGGGGACACGGGTACTGCGGGATCGTCGGGCTGGACAGGGAAGTATTTGTTGGTGACGGGCAGGTAGCCCGTTGGCAGGTTGGTGTTGGTAAGGGTGTACCAGTTGCCTCCGCCTCCTGTAGTAGCAATTGTGACCAGGGCGGAGAGATGCACCTCCTGGTCGGTGGTCAGCCGGTAGTTGGCGTAGGTGGTACCTTGCGGTCCTCCTGTGCGTCCGTACATGGTGGCAGGGATGGTTCCGCCTGAGGTGAAGTTTGCGGTGTCCAGGCTGATCGCGTGCCAGGTTTCAGCAACTAGCGGAGTCACACCGGGCTGCGCGGGTACCAGGCCATTTGACGTGGAGAAGTATGTAGCTCCCTGGAATACCACGGGGTCATCAAAAGTAACAGAGCTGGTAAACGTGGTAGGTGAATCAACTACGTTAGCGGCTGCCGAGTAGGAGTATGGCAGGTACATGGGATGATCAGGGTCCCCGCCCAGGAACTGCACTATGATCTGGCTGCCCGGCGTCGGAGCGGCGGAGTCCGAGGGTATCAGCGGCTCGATCCATGTGGTGACGGCATTGCCCATGACCTGTGGCACCATGGCGGTGACGCGGTTAGCGCCTGTGATGTCGTTGTTGTTGACTACGACGCCTGCGTAGATGCCGAACCACTGGCGTACCGTGTCCTGCCCGGCCGTGGACAGGTAGCTGCTAGACATTCTGGGTACCGTCCACGATCACGCTCTGGTTGGTAGACACCCAGGTTCCGTTCGAATTGACGCAGGCCACGAACTCCGGGCTGATGACGTTGAGCCCGGTGAGGCTGGGCGTGGTGCCCGAGCTGTTGCGCAGGAGCTGGCATTCAGTCATGTACTTGTCGTTCACGTAGTAGGTGGTTCCGCCCGACTTCATGGTGTGCGTCGCGGACGACACGATCCAGTAGCCTACGCAGTCAGCGGGCAGACCAGCACCCTGGAGGTACACCACCTTGCCCGGGTACAGAGCCTGGCTGCCGAAGAGCTGCGCCTTCGCGCCGATCCAGAACTGGCTGATGTTCTGCCATGCGCGTGCGATGTTGGCAGCCTCCCCGGTCGACCGTGCGACGCGCTGCGTGTTGATCTGCGTGATGCCGCTAGTGGTAGCTCCGGTAGCCGCTACCTGTATGAGGTTGCCTGTCGCCTGGTCGATGCCGTACACCACGCGGGTGGTGGTGGCTGACCCAGGCAGGTTATCTCCTTGCATCTTGCTGAAGTCCCGCAGTGTGTCCTGCTTGTTGAGCTGCTTGTCGCAACTGTAGATAGGCACACCCTGGTTGGATGACCCGGCCAGCACGATAGCGGGGTCGGTGAGGTAGAGCGTTCCGTTGCTGACCCAGAAGCGGTAGCCGGTCTTCTGCGCGATGCGCTGCATGAACTGGAAGTCTGACTCGGCTGCCTGGATCTCGGAGGTGAGCTGCCAGTTAGTGGACGTGACCACAGCACGAAGACTGTGGTTGATGGCGATCGCCTTGGCAATGTAGGTAGGCGTGACGCTGCCCCAGGATACGGTGTTATCACTGTTCATCGGCTTCGACATGCCGATGCAGGTATAGGTGACCTGCAGGTTGTGCGTCCCGCTGTCCGCGTTGGTCGAGATAGTGTGGTGGTTGACGTAGCCGTACCAGGTGTTGAGCACTGCCGGGCGACGCCCCCAGACGATAGACACCATGGCATTGTCCGCCCACGGCGTGACTGTTGCCATGGGGTAGGCGCGGTTGTATTCAATGCGCAGTGTGAAGATGTCGTGCTGTCCCCAGCATTGTGTCAGCTCCACGTCCAGTATCGACAGGGACTGGAGCACTCCGTTGACCGTGACCTGGTATACAACCGGGCCGACCGGCGTACCTGATGGAGCGGTCATACGACTACCCCGTTAGTTCCATATGGGATGCGGATGATGGTCCCGGGCGTGAGACTGAACCACTGGAGGATCTCAGGATTTGCGTTGGCGATCCTCCACCACTGGGTGGCGTCCTGGAAGCAGTTGTACGCGAGGATGTCAATGCGGTCATTGGCGGTCCACATGTAGGTGGTGTAGTTGAACGAGTATGCCTGCGCGGCACTGGGCACGATGACGTTGACAGAGGTGAACCCGTCGAGCAGTGGTGTTGGCGGGCTGGTCAGCGTGACGACTGTACTGTCTGCGTAGCGTGAGTCGGCGGCGATCAAAGCATGCTCCCTTAGCCTTGCAGGATGTTGGTCTTCAGGATGGTGCTGGGGTTAGTAGTGGTAGCTGTCGTAGGCGTGGTCGGTGCGTTGAAGATCTGCAGGTTGCCCTCGCCGTTGCTGGTGAACGCGGCAGCGGCCTTGGCTGACAGCCCGCCCGGTGCGGTGGTCTGCGATGGCGGTGGCAGCAGCGTTACGTTGACGTTGATGACCATGCGCATAGGGATGTTGTGCTGCGTCCAGTGCGTGAACTGCGGAGTCCACTCGTTGATGTATCCGTAGAAGCTCAGGTTGTTGGTGGTCGATGAGTTTCCGAAGTACATCCAGCACGGGACAAGCTGCATAATGCCCTTGTTCAGTGCGTAGTTCTGTGCTGCCGTGGTCGGTGCGGTGATGGTGCTGCCCGCTCCGTTGGTGCCGTAGCTGTAGTTCGTGAGCATGCCGGTGAACTGCTGCCAGATCAGCCAGTCGTGCGCCACGCCGATAACACTCGGGTCAGTGGCGTTGGCCGTGGTGTTGTTCGGCGTCCCGGTTGAGGTGTTGTACGACTGCCACAGCTCGAACGTCCGGTCGTAGTACAGTGACCACGAAGCTGTCTGGTACAGCGGGATCGCAAGCTGCGCGGTGTCGTTCGGGTTGGGGAAGTTCAGGGCAGCCTGCGCCGACGCGTCCGCGATGTTGTAGTCAGCCTCGACTGTGCTGGGGTTCCACAGGTACTGGATGAACGCCTTGCTGGAGTATCCGGGCAGCACCTGATCCCACACCATGTACCCGCGCTGGATGTTGCCCGGGCTGGTCCCGCCCATGGGGAAGGCCAGGGTGGATATGCGCGAGTCGAATGCTGCCTGTACGATGGGTGCCTGGTTGCTGCTCATCCCTTGTTTCCGTTCGCTATGTTCTGTACCAGGCTACTCTGGGCCATGGCAGTAGTGAGTCCGTTGACCATCTGACTGACCGCGCTGGAGATGTCCGAGGTGTTGCTGAGGCTGGCGACTTGCACGCTGATGGCGTTAGCGGGGAAGTTGAAATTGATGTCGCACTTGCCGGACATCTGTGACTGGTTCTGCGGGGTGTTCGCCATCCACAGTGACGCCAGCGGCCCTGTGCGCCACGGTGCCTGCGCCGCACCCGCAGCGGACCCGGTTAGCATGGCAGCGGTCTGCGATGCGTTAGCGACCTTCTCACCGCCGCTGAAGTTGACGATCTCCGGGCCACGGTCACCGACGAGGGCCAGGCCAGCCTGCGCGCCACCCGTACCTGATCCGTACCAGTTGTACGCGGTCTCGTGTGCCCACGCACCGGCCGGGCTGCCGTACCGCTGCTTGATGTACTCTTCACCGTAAAGGATCTGCAGGTCAGCGTTCGAGGTCTTCGGCCCGTAGCCTGCCCACGTGCTGTTCAGGAACTGCGCGATGCCGTAGGCCGTGGAAGTGGGGTTCTGCGCGTTGGACCTCCAGTTGGATTCCTTGTTCCACAGGTTGACAAGAGGCTGCTGCTGGTTTGCTCCCCATCCGAACTTGCCGAACAGGCTGAAGGCGTATTTCTGCAGGCTGGACGCGGACGCATCGGTACCACCCGAGCTGCCAGCGTTCGTGCCTCCGCTCCCGGTCGCTCCGGTCTGCGAGTTTCCGGTACCACCCCACACACCACCGCCACCGGTAGCGATGCCACCGGCCAGTGCGGATGCTGTGTTAGCAGACTCTTCAGATGATCCGTAGTTGCCAGGTAGCAGTCCCATGGTGTTGCCTGCACCAGCACCGGAGTTACCTTGTCCGGATGCGTTGGCTGTCGGCGCGCTTGAGCCATTGGACACGCCGCTTGTCCCACCTACCGGGCGCGCCGCGTGCTGCCACTGCCCCGGGTCGTAGGCGATGACGTCGATAGAGGCACCAGTGTAGGGGGCCTGGATCAGCTGCTTGCTGTTGATCATCATTCCGACGTGGCCCGGGTTGTTAGCGGTGCCGTCCGACCCGGCCATGAATACGAGGTCACCCTCTTGCACCTTGTCCATGGGCACGCTCTTGCTCTGCAGTGACGCCCACTGCTGCTGGCTGGTGCGCGGAAGCTTCACGCCCGCCTGCCCGTAAGCCCACTGCACCAGGCCGGAACAGTCGAACGAGGTAGCGGGTGAGTCACCGCCCCAGACGTACGGCTTGCCGAGCTGTGATTCAGCATCCTTGACCGCAGTTACTACCTGCTTGTTCGTGACGGTACCGCTAGTAGCGGAGGACCCGCCAGACTGGGATGACGCCGACGAACTCAGCGAGGACCCGCCAGCGGTGATGGCACCGCCGAAGATCCCGCTGAGCATCTCGCCACCACCACCGCCACCTCCCTTGAACAGGTCTCCGATGTAGCTGCCCACCTTGCTCAGGATGCCGCTGCCACCGCTGCCGCCGAGCAGCACCTTGCCAATCCCTGCCGCGCCAGCCAGGTCCAGGCCCTTGTTCAGCAGTCCGCCGACAGAAGACCCGCCGATACCACCACCGAAGCCACCAGCCACACCGGCCAGCTTGCCGAGGGGTCCGTTGAGCAAGCTGTTCAGCGCGCTGTTGAACAGGTTTAGTGAGCTGGCCGCAGCGGACAGTCCCTGGTTGAATCCCTGGGATGTCTCAGTGTCACGTCCGGTCAGTTCAGCTTGGCTGTTCTTGAGCTGCTGCAGCATGCTCGTCGGCAGCCCGTACTTCTGGAGCTGCTGGAACGCCTGGTTACGAGTGCTGGTGTTGGTGCTCATCTCCGCGTTGGTGAACAGCGTGTTCGCCTGGCTCGCGGAGACACCCTTCTGGTACAGGTCGTTGTAACCCTGCATGATGGGCGTCATGGTCTGCGGATTGAGTCCCAGTGCCTGGAGGTTCAGCGCTCCGATTCCGCCTTGCGCCAGTGCCGCGTTCAGTGTCGAGCTGCTGACACTGGTCTTGCCTCCGTACCAGCGCTGAAGCATGCTCTGCACGACTTGTCCCATGGAGTTGGGGTTCATGTTCGCGCTGCCCTGAGCCTGCCGGGGAGTAACCCCGTAGCCCATCTGGCGCATGGCCAGCGATGTGGTCGGGTTGTATATCGACGCGGCGACCTGCGACGCACCCGCATACCCGATGCCAGGGTTGGTGAACCCGGCAGCTGTGGCCGCGCTCATGGTGGCGGACTGCATGCCGGTCATGGGCTGGCCGTAGATGAACGGCTGGCCGCCCGATGCCCACGACATGGTGGC